ATGTCATCGGCGCGAATGACATAGACCCGGAAATGCAGTGGCATTATGAAACCAATCTTGCACCGCGCCTCTACTACCTCTGCCCCGTTCGCGATCTGGTGACTAAAGACCTACCCGACGAGCTTTTTGATCTGGATATCCTGGACGGCTCACCACCATGCACCACGTTTTCGATGGCCGGTAATCGTGAGGAAAACTGGGGCGTAAGGAAACACTTCAGAGAGGGCCAGGCCGAGCAGGTTTTATCCGATCTGTTCTTCGACTTCCTGGACGTAGCAGAACGGCTCAAGCCTAAAGCGATTATTGCGGAGAACGTGCGCGGGCTCATAGCGGGAAATGCCAAAGGCTACACTCGCATGATTCACAGCCGGCTTATTGAAATCGGCTACCGTCCGCAGATTTTCCTTCTCAATGCCGCAGATTGCGGCGTTCCGCAAAGCCGTGAGCGGGTTTTCTTTTGTGCTCTTCGCAATGATATCGAGCGCGGCAAGCTGGTAATCAACCCACAAATCAAGCGTGTATCTGTAGCGGAAGCGACCAGCGACCTTACCTTAAGCGATCTTGAGCGCGAACAGACTTCGCCGGCCCCGTTCGACCTGAAGTATTGGCCACATACTCCCCGAGGTTCCAGTTACAAGGTCCCTCGCATCCGTGAAACAGGGAAGCAATCTCTTTTTCAGCATTACCGTCTCAGCGGCCAGCTTCAGTCCCCCACGCTGACCACGCGCCCAGATACGCACAAACATTGGGACGAATGCAGAACGCTATCGCTGCGTGAATGGGTCCGGCTCGGTTCGTTCCCTGACGACTACACGTTCCAGAGAGACCGGCTCGGGAAATACGTCATCGGCATGTCTGTCCCGCCGCTTATGACTAAGCAAGTTGCTCAAGCTGTCTGTCAGCAATGGTTGCAATAAATATGTCCGCAGGGCGCAGACCTAAACCCACCGCAATAAAGAAGCTCGAAGGAAATCCAGGCGGCCGCCCGTTAAACCAGAACGAGCCGCAGCCATCCGGCATTCCTACATGCCCACGCCACTTGAACAAAGAAGCGCGGGCCGAGTGGCGGCGCATCAGCAAAGAGTTGATAACCATCGGACTGCTCACACGCATCGACCGCGCTGCTCTGGCTTCCTATTGCATGGCCTATGCGCGATGGATCGAAGCGGAAGAAAATGTCGCTAAGTTCGGCCACGTAGTAAAAGCGCCTTCTGGATATCCAATCCAGAATCCCTATCTCTCGATAGCCAATACCTGCCTGGATCAAATCAGGAAATTCGGCGTGGAATTCGGTCTTACACCCGCCAGCCGATCCCGCCTTCAAATCTCGGCAACGCCTCAAGCCTCTGGCGATGAGTGGTCCGAACTCTTCGGCAATCAGGAACTCCCCGCACCAGACGGAAAACAGATTCAGTAAATGCCCCTACGCGATTACCCGGCCATCGCGGCCAGTTATTGCCGCGATGTGCTGACAGAGAAACTTCCCGCGTGTAAACAAGTCAAGGCCGCCTGCCAGCGCCAGCTCGACGATCTGGCACGGCAACACGGCGACTCGTTTCCATTCCGGTTTGACGCCAAGGCAGCGACTCGCGTTTGTCTATTCGTCGAACAATCGAAGCACATCAAAGGTGCGCTAAGAGGTCGGAAGATTCGCCTTGAAGCGTGGCAAGTCTTCGTTCTGGCCGTGGTCTTCGGCTGGCTCAATAAGGACACAGGCACCCGCCGGTTCCGGCGTGCTTATATCGAAGTTCCACGCGGTAACGGAAAATCTGCACTCTCGTCGCCTGTCGGCTTGTACATGATGGCGATGGATAACGAAGGCGGCGCAGAAGTTTACAGCGCGGCAGTAACAAGAGACCAGGCAAAGATCGTTCACTCGACGGCTCAGGCAATGGCCCGGCAGATGCCGGAATTCCTGCAACGCGCCGGCGTCGAAGTAACCACAAACAGCATTCACCAGGCATCAAGCGCTTCGTTCTTTCGTCCACTAGCCAGCGAAGCAAACAGCTTGGATGGTTTGAATATTCACTGCGCGATTGTGGATGAGCTGCACGCTCATCCGACGCGCGAAGTTTATGACGTTCTGGAAACCGGTTTAGGCAAACGTGCCCAGTCTCTTCTCTGGATGATTTCAACCGCGGGCGTAAACCAAGCCGGTATTTGCTACGAAGTTAGAAACTACGTGACCAAGGTTCTGGAGAAAGTTATCCGGGATGAAACATGGTTCGGGATTATCTACACAATCGACGACGAAGACGACTGGACTGATGAGCGGTCCTGGATCAAAGCAAATCCAAATTGGGCTGTTTCTGTTTACGCAGATGATATTCGCCAGAAAGCACAGAAAGCCGCCCAGATCGCCAGCGCACAGCCAGCCTTTAAAACGAAGCATTTGAATCTCTGGTGTCAAGCCGACCACGCATGGATGAACATGCAGAAGTGGAATGCTTGCGCCGATTCAATGCTAGACGAACCAGCGCTTGAATCTGTTCCTTGTATTGTCGGCCTTGATCTTGCCTCAAAGCTCGATCTTTTATCTGCAGTTCGTCTGCACTGGAAAGATATCGATAACGAAGAGACAGGCCGGAATGAACGGCATTATTACTGCTTCCATAATAGCTGGCTTCCACAAGACACGATCAATAACTCCACCAATACACATCTATATCAGGGCTGGGTTATTGAAGAACATCTCACAGCCGTTCCCGGCGCGACCAATGATTACGACTTAGTCGAAGATTTCATCCGCGAAACTGCCCGCCGTTTTCAAGTCGCTGAAGTTGCACATGACCAGTACAACGCCACCAGCCTAGTGAATCACCTTCAGCCAGAAGGAATTGTTCTGGTCGAGGTCCCGCAACGAACGATCTTTCTGTCGCCGGCGATGAAAGAACTTGAAGCAGCCGTCATGGACGGAAGGTTTCACCAAAACGGCGATCCGCTTCTCACTTGGGCAATCAGCAACATAGTCGCACACATAGACAAGAACGATAACGTCTTTCCGAACAAAGAGAACCAATCCAACAAGATCGACCCCGCCGTCGCGTTAATCCTCGCAATGAATCGCGCCATGTCCGCGGACGCGCCCGCAAATCCTGATGAAGAACTCATCCTTTGGGCCTAACCAATAATGGCATTACAAACAGGAATATTTAGTGAAGTACTGGCCGAGCAGCGCAACTTCGTCGATGTGACTGGCTCAATCGCCAGCCCGGAAGCATGGCTGCTTGAAGCGTTCGGTGCCGCGCCATCCGATGCTGGCGTCCGCGCAAGCGAACTCACTTCTCTCGGTATCTCAACGGTTCATGCTTGCGTCGATCTGATTTCATCTTCTATTGCTTCGCTGCCGGCTTATGTCTATCAGCGGGAAATCAAGCACGGACGGCAGGTCCGCAATATCGCTTATGACCATGCGCTATACGACCTGATTCACTTTCAGCCGAATCCAGACATGTCGAGCTTCACGCTGCGTAAGGTCATGGCGATCAGCTTCCTTCTGTTCGGCAATGCATTCGCTGAATTGTTTAGAGATGGCGGCAACGGCGTAACGGCAATTTGGCCCTGCTCGCCTTACACGACCTGGCCGTTCATCGTGTCTCAGGGAATCACTCTCCCGCCTGAGCCATGGCGTCCATATCCGGTAAGTCTTCCCGCTGGCACGATGGCATTCAAGACCTTGGGAGTAGCCGACGATCCCACCCAGCTAGGCCGCGAGAGGATCATCGCTCCTGAAGACATGCTCCATATTCCTAGCTTTTCATTTAATGGCCGGATAGGTGAGCGCTTCGTGCATCTGGCACGGCCGACTATCGGCAAAGCTATTGCACTTGGCCGTTTCTCAAATCGCTTCTTCTCAAACTATGCAAGCCCATCCGGCATTCTTGAAATTGCCGGAACTCCAGAGCAGCGAGAGAAAGCCCGTGCTTCCTGGATTCAGCGCCAGAACGGCGACGGCGCTCATTCGGTTGCGGTCACTCCGCCTAACACCAAATTCACTCCCATAAGCGTTTCTCCAGATGCAGCGCAGATGCTCCAGACAGCGCAGTTCATTCGTGCTGAAATTGCCGGTCTCTGGCATGTACCTGTAACGATGCTGGGCGACATCGACAAAGGCAAGGCCAATGCAGAGCAATTGGCAGTCGAGTTCTTGTCTTATTGCCTCTCACCATGGCTCGAACTCATGCGCCAGGAATTCAAGCGCAAACTGTTTCCAAATCCTAATTTCGCCGGCGTCGGCCGTCGTCCAGCAAAGAACTCTTTCTTTGTCGACTTTGATACGCATCGTCTGTTGCGGCCTACCGCAGCAGACCGTCAAACCTACTATGCAACCGGGTTTAATACCGGTGCACTTTGTCCAAACGATATCCGCGAGATGGAAGGCTTGAATCCGCGGGAAGATGACGCCGGAAATACTTTCTACATTCCTGTAAACATGCAGAACGCCACCAATCCAATCGTGGCGCAGCCCACCAATTCATCCGACCCAGCAGACCAGGGCGATGACCCGCCTTCCGATCCTGAAACGAACTCTTTATCCCGCATTTACTCGGGACTATTCCGTGACGCCTTCGGTCGCGCTTTATCTCGCGACAAAGCGGACCCCAAGATATTCCAGCCGATCATTTATGCAATCGCTGAGGCACAATGCACCTCGATTCCTTCCGCTTTCATTCGTGAAAGCAACTAGCGCATGACGCCGGGATGCCGGCGCATTGAATTGCAACGTCATCGCGCTAGAGCGCAGCACGTCCTTCCTGTCGAAGAACTTCCGGCTCCGCACAAATCCCACCCGGACCTTCCTGGTCCTCTCGGAGTTTCCCAATGTCCCTCGCAAGAGAACTGCGCGAAAAGCGCGGCCAGTTGGTCGCTGACGCTCAGGCACTAATCCCCGCAAATGGCCTTCAAATGGCCGTTGAAGTACGCACCAAATTCGACGCCATCATGGTTGAAGTCGACGCACTGAAAGCAGACATCGACCGCGTAGAGCGTGCCGAGGCTCTAGCCATTGAAACTCGCGCCGTCCGTCCGCCGGAAGCTCAGGTCGATAGCCGCACCGAGGCCGCAAAGACTGCTGACCTGGAACAACGTGCATTCGCGACTTATGTACGGCGCGGCATCAATGCAGTTAAAGAAGACGCCGAGCTTCGTACCTATGTCGGTTTGAATATCGGCACCGGCTCTCAGGGTGATTTCACCGTCCCGACAGGGTTCCAGAAGGAACTGGAAACCAAGATGAAGGCTTACGGTGGAATTCTTCAGGCGGCACGCATCCTGAATACTTCAGCTGGAAACCCGATCCAATGGCCGACCGCCGA